AATCCACCATCTGATTCCAAGCAAACGTAGTTTTTGCACCCGAATTTGTGCGAGTGGCATTTTGCGTTTGTTGCATCATTTCACCGATACCCGTACTTGATGTATCCCGTACTTGTTGTACAAGGTAGTAAACGTAATTAGCAATAGGGCTAATATAAGTAGTAGTGTTTTTCAACCCCACCCACTTTTTAACCACATTTGCCGAATTAGTAAACGTAACCCCATTTACCAAGTTAGATACAACGCCCACACCCGTAGGGGTGTTTATTTCCGCTTGTACCAATCCCGCCAATGTTACCCCAAAAAACTTATCTAAAAATTCAGGCTCATATTGTGCAATAAACGCCAACAACTGCTGACCTTCGGGCTTGTTAGAGTCCGAATTAGGCAGAAACAAACTGCGTGTAAAGTATTGTAGCGATATTGCGTTAGCCATTATTTTTTAGATTTGGTTTTAGGTTCTTCTTTCGGCTTTTCTAGCGGTTCGGCATAGCCGTTTCGGTAGAGTTTGGCTGCGTTAGCCTCACTCACCGAAACAACTTCACCTACTTGCCAAGATACAAACTTCTTCGTAATCTTAACTTCTACCATTGTTATACAGTTAAGGTTAACAAGTCAGCAGAGATAGAACCAATTAAGAAAGCGTTGTAATCGTTACGCATAATGTAGCGGTGTAAACGCCATTCGCCACGGAAAGTGCGACGATTGTACGTAAAGTCTTCGCCATTCCAACCCATTTCAACCGAAAGGTTTTTGTAGATAAGCGTATTTAACTTGCTGTAATCACAAGCCATATACGTACCCGCAGGCATTGAGTTAGACGAAACGATAATTACACCGTTGATAGTCATAGTACCCGCTTCAACAATGATAGGGTATTGTGTATCGCCTTTAATGAGCAACAACCGGGCATAATCGGTAGGGTTCAAAAATACGTGCGTACAAGTGTGGTTCGACAAAGCAATAGTTTGCTGAGCGGCAACAACTAACTGCCACATATTAGCAGCAGCACCACCAAAGTCAGCCATTGAAGCAGAAACGGCAGTTAAACCATTAACCGAATCAATGTAGGTGTACAAGTTAGACGAAGTAGCCAAACGAACACGATTAACAAGGTTGTTGTTAATCTGCGTAGCCATAAACGGAATGTCGCTTAACATCTCATCCGAAATAGTCATAATAGCGGCAATCTTAACGGCATCCGAAACTGATACGTAATCGTCTTTGTCAATCTGCGGTTTCACAGTGCCTTCAGCAACTACGGGAGGTGTTCCGTCGGGGTTAACTTCATCAACCCAAGCAATACGGGCAGAATTGGTTGTACCCAAAGTAGCGTAGTCCAAAAACGTTGCAGGATTCCAACGATAAGGGTTATAACCCGGCATTAATTGCGGTGTAGGTAACAAAGCAGTAGAACCAATTACGTTAGTCCCGATTGTCATATCACCTGCAACCTTCGATACTAAATCAAAAGTAAACGGCTTCGATTTGTTTTTAAAACCTTCAAAGCCTTCTTTGTTGGCTTCGATTGCGCTAACGGTTTGTTCGTAGAAAGACTTGTCGGCGGCGGGAACTTCAGTAGGTTGCGAAAGGTCGTTAATACGATTACCTTGCTCTACTAAAATGTTTTCCAACTTTGCAATATCATCCGAACTAGCGGTTTTGCTTAATTCAGCCTTGTAGGCTTCTAATTGCGTTTCCACGTCTTTTTTCGTGGCGAACGTGCCTTGTAATTCATCAAGGACTTGTTTTGTGATTTCGCTCATTTTAAGAGTTTTTAATTGTGTTAATAATGTATGTCCAATCAACCTTTTCTACTTCGGTGGGAGTGTCATTTGACGGCTCTTCCGTTGTGAGTGATTTGCTCGGCTCACTTGTATTTAAAGTTGGTGTAACCCGATTTGAGCCGACTAATACGGCACTACCTTCGATAATTTTGGCTTCAGTTACCGCCCAAAAATAGCCTTTATCTTCGGCTAATTCTCGGTTGACAATTTCGCCTACGTACTTATCCCACGTTTCTTTTTCGTCTTTAAAATATTTGTCTTCGCTATTTACGGCAAGTTGAATCTTGATGTATTGCATCCCTACGGAGTGGTTTTTAACCCGCCCGTTTTGGTATTGCTCAAACATAAATGGATTAACCTTTTGTTCCAATGTGGCATCGAATACAAGGGCTTGTGTTTTGCCCTCGTACGATTGCCCTAATTCAGCCCACGAAATTTCAACGGCACTCGCTTTTACTTCGTCTGAAATTACTTTGTCAAACTTCATTTGATGCTCTTGCAAAAGATAGTAGGACTTTCTTTCGTTTAACGATTTATTCCAAATGCCTTTTATGTGAACATCGTCGTGCGAATCCATTAAGTTAGTCGTATTGATTACCGCTTTAACTTGTAGTTTCGTTGGGTCGGGTTGCGCTTGTGTCTCTGCCTTGTTTACGGCTTCGGGTGTACTTGCCCCTTGTGCAAACAACACCGCATCGGCTTCCTTTATTTGCGCTTTCTTCGCTTGTAGTAAAAACGTTTTGTTTTCTTTCAACCACTTAAACAAGTCCGCTTTATTTTCGTATGTAGGTATCATCGTTTCGTGTTTTTTGAATTAAAGACACAAAATTAGTTTTGGCAAGTATCCCCAATGTGTTATACTCGTCATCACTAATTATTAAGCCCGTTACTATATGTTTCCAAACCTTTTTCATTAGGCAATTTTGGTAATCGTTGAAGTGATTGTATCGAAATAAACACCGCTAAGGTTATTTTGCCCCAACGCCCAACCTACACGGGCTTCGCAACGGATTGTTGTGTTATTCTTTACAAAGTCATCACCATTTTTGCCGAACTCCAAACTTAAGTCCTTCAAGATGTACACCCGCTGGGCTTGTGTGGCAATACCCATAACATTACCCGCTACAACCGCACTCGAAGGCACTAAATTTTTCTCGTAGTATTCAATAAACGAATTACTATCCGTTGACTGAATCCACGCCTTTGCAAAGTCGGGGCTATTGAGTAAAAACAAATCAATGTTATGATTAAACTTTGTCAACACATCGGCATAAATCGCAGGAAAAACATTCATAACAACTCCCGCAGGTGCGCCCGTTCCCGCTGTTAAATTCGTTGATGTTATACCCGCATTTGTAGCCAAATCCTTGATAAAATCAAGCGCTATTTTATCCTTTAACCGACGTGTTAACTGATTTGAAACCGCATCGGACATAAAGTTAATATCGTCTAACATTTCATCGCTAATCGTAATGGTAGCGGCGTACTTTGCTATTGTAGGTTGAGAAGCGTAATAATCGCTATCAATTTGCGGTTTAAGCGCACCTTCCGCTACCGTTGTAACCGTTCCGTCTTGTGCTACTTCATCCGCCAACACCAACGAAGGCGAAGTAACAAACACTTTCGGGAATAGGTCGAACAACATAGCGTTATCCGTAGCGGGTTTGTTCATATAACCCACCGATTGAGTGCCTAACTCATCCATACCCGCACCAATTACGTTAGTGCTTTCTAGCATATTGGCAGCGGCTTTCGCTTGAAAAGACTCGCCTACCTTAATTCGGGACTGCGCTTCCCGAAGTATTGATTTGATTTGTTCCATATATTTCAGTTAATTCGTAACGATATTTGTCGAAGCCATTTACTTTGTCTAAACCCAACCCCACACGCACGTCATTCCACGTTATGAAGTTCATATTAAACTCATTCATCAATGCTTCACCTTGTCTTTTGCGGGTTTCCGCTTTTAATTTTTCATCACCTTGCATTACGGGTAACCACGAATAATCGTACCGCACTTCAACCCCGTTTTCAGTAGCGTGAATTGCCTTGTTCAACTGCTCGGCAAAATTCAGCGACTCGGGTATAATAAAGTTTTGGTACAATCCCGCATCAGCCGTAGCCATATTGCTAAACGTAGTCCCTTCGCTATTTGACAACAAATGATAAGGATACCCCAACGCATTGCATATCGTCCGCACATCGCTTTCTTCCATTTCCAACAACATCACATCCTTTACGGGCATCGCCATTTGTTGATAACGCATAGGAATGTTCGTAATAAATAACTGCCATTGGTCTTTTTGCATTCCATACTTACGATAGGCGGCTTGGGTTTCCTCAATT